CATATTTAGAATTAGAAACAATTAACAAATCAACCATTCATGTAAAGATCAATTTTACAATCTCAGTTGCAGTTGCTTACAATAGCAATCCTGCATCGCTGGATAATATTGAGCAATTAATCATGAGTGTTCTGGCAGCAATCCCAACTGGATATGTTGTCAGCTCGGTCGAAAGACCCACAGTTACACAAGTTGGAGCAAGCACGCTGCTTATTGCAGATGTTCGAGTTTCTACCTACTACACACAAACCGCATAAGGAGAAATCATGGCAACCACAGTAATCACAGGTCGCGATATTTCGTTGTCTTTCACAGGTGGAACAGACATCGAAGCACAAGCGACAAATGCAGTATTGACCAAAGTCAATGAGCGTCAAGTTTATAACACGCTTGACGGTGAGGCATACAAAACGACTAATATCAGCGGAACTTTTCAATTGGATATGTTAGCTGATTGGGGCAAAACAAGTTCAGTTTGTGAAGCTCTTTGGACAGCAGCAGAAAGCGCAGCAGATACAGATATCTCAGTTACCCTTACAACAGCAACAGGCGCACAATTTGTATTTCCAATTATGCCTGAATTTCCAACAGCTGGTGGAAGCGGCATGGATGCTCAAACAGTATCCTTCACTTTCAAAGTTTCTAAAGGTGCAGTTGTAGAAACCTTTAGTTAAAAAATAGATCGGGAGCAAAATGCAAATAGCAGTTACAATTACATATAACTCAGGCGACCAAGTAACTTATGTTGCTAAACCGCCTGAGTTGGCGAAATGGGAAAGAGAAGTAAAACAACCAATTACCAAATGGGGTAGTGAAGTTGTTGGACTTTGGGATTTAATGTTTATTGCTTACCACGCACACAAACGCGAAGCAGGTGGAAAACCAATAAAGTCTTTCGAGGCTTGGATGGAAACTATTGCTGATGTTAAAGCTGGTGATGGCGATGACCCAAAAGCCACGAAGCAGGAAGCCTAAGTAGGTTATTGGTTGAGTTGGCAATAGCCACAAAAATACCAATGAGTGAATGGGTTGAACCAGAGGACATTCTTACAGCGATTGAAATACTAAAGGAGCGAAAGTAAATTGGCACAATCTACTGAACCTTCAATAGTTTATGATAAGCGCGAATTGATGAATATTGTCAAAGTCCTTCGCACTATGGATGATGTTGCTCAAAATGAAGTGCGCCGATCTGTGGGCGAAATTGCACAAAAGGAATTATCTGAAATTCAAAGAGTAGCAAAATCAAGAGGCAAGGTTGCCGATCGTGTTGCTCAAGGTGGCAAGGTAAGTAAAACCTCTTTACTTGGCGAAATCAAATTTGGTTTTGCATCACAGAAATTCTCAGGCGGAGCAACAACTCAATTTAACAATAGAGGCGATGCTAAAGGCAATCGAAAAGGAATTGGCGCAGCTGCTGAGTTTGGATCAAATAGATATCCACAATTCCCAAGATGGTCTGGCCCGATGCCAACAGGTGCAGGATCTCGCGGTTGGTTTATTTATCCAACAGTAAGACATTTACAACCAGCAATCATTAAAGAGTTTGAGGATGTTATTCTTAAAGTGAGAAATGAGTTTGAAAATGGCTAGAGTATTAACGATCGCGCTAGCAGCCGATATAGATAATCTTAAAAAAGGATTAAAGCAGGGCGAGGATGAGATACAAAGTTTTGGCGGTAAGGTTGGCGATTTTGGTAAAAAGGCTGCTGCTGCTTTTGCCGTAGCTGCTGCCGCTGCTGCCGCTTATGCTACTCATTTAGCAATTGATGGTGTTAAGGCTGCAATAGAGGATGAGGCTGCTCAGCTTAGATTAGCAAACGCTTTAAGAGCTGCGACTGGTGCTACTGATGCACAAATAAAAGCAACCGAGCAATTCATTTTACAAACATCTTTGGCGACTGGAGTTGCCGATGACAAACTAAGACCAGCCATGCAGCGGTTGGCAGTAAGCACAAAAGATACTGGTGAAGCACAAAAATTATTGGCACTTGCTTTAGATATTTCAAAAGGTCGCGGACTTGAGTTAGAAACTGTGGCAAATGCTTTAGGTCGCGCTCAGGATGGAAATACCACAGCTCTTGGTAGGTTAGGACTTGGCTTATCTAAAGCCGAACTTGCAACTTTATCATTTACAGATGTTCAAGATAAGTTATCAAATCTATATGGTGGAGCGGCAGCTGCAAACGCTGAAACATTTCAAGGAAAGATTGATCGCTTAAAGGTTGGTTTTGATGAGGCTAAAGAAAGTCTTGGCGTTGCCTTATTGCCACAAGTTGAGAAATTTATAACCTTTTTAAATACAACTGGAGTTCCTGCATTGGAAAGTTTTATTGCAGGATTAACTGGCGATGATGGATTAAACAATGCTTTTACAGAAACTCAACGAACTGCTTTTGCAGTAGGTAACGCAATTGCCGTTGTTGCAAGACAAATACAAGGCTTTATAACATTTTTAAGAGAAGCAATTGGTTTAATAATTGGTTTAACTAATGAAGCAATTAGAGCAATTAATTTAATTAAGCCAGGAGCTGATATTGGTTTTTATTCAAATCCTTCAAGCGTTGCAGGATCTCTTGGCACTCCAACAATGCCAGCAAAAAATCTAGGTGGATATAGTGGAATTCCATCTGTAACAAATAACATCACAGTTCAAGCAGTAGATCCAGAAGGAGCTGCTAGAGCGGTTGCTAAGGTATTAAATGACAGCGCATCAAGGGCAACTCCACAGCTGTATAACAATGGTATTCGAGGCGGTTAATGTCAGTCTTTACTCCTGATTGGAAATTAACTGTTGCTGGAGTTGAATACACAGATATCACAATTAGCGACATTACTCACGAAGCAGGGCGCGATGATATTTATGAACAACCAAACCCATCTTATTTACAAGTTGAGTTAATATCTTTATCAGGCAGCGCATTACCTTTCGAGATTAATGACAGTTTATCTTTACAAGTTAAAGACAGTTCAGCAACTTATGTAAATTTATTTGGTGGCAACATAACCGATCTTACAGTTTCAGTTGGCGCAACTGGTCAGTTGGCGACAGTCATTAATTACACAATCTTGGCTATGGGATCTCTTGTTAAACTTGCTAAAGAAATTTATAATGATGCACTTTCTCAAGATTTAGATGGTGCTCAAATCCTTACTTTACTAGAAAGTGTATTGGCTGGAACTTGGAACGATGTGCCAGCAGCTTCAACATGGGTTGGATATGACGCAACTGAAACATGGGCTAATGCTTTAAATCTTGGTTTAGGTGAGGTAGATGCTGGACTTTACACAATGGAACAAAGAGCAGCCGATCCTGATACTGTTTATAATATTGCTTCACTAATAGCAAACTCGGCTTTTGCATATTTATACGAGGACAACGAGGGCAATATTGGGTATGCCGACGCGGATCATAGGCAAACATATCTGTTAGCAAATGGTTATACGGATCTTTCAGCAAATCAGGCTTTTGGATCTAATCTTAAAGTCATTACTAAGTCAGCTGATATCCGCAACGATATTTATATTAATTACGGAAACAACTTTGGATCTCAAGAGGTTGCCAGTAGCGCAGCTTCAATTGCTCTTTATGGATACAGAGCGCAAAGCATAAACAGCGTAATTCATTCAGCCGTTGATGCTCAAGAAGTTGCCGATCGTTACATCGATTTAAGAGCTTATCCTCAACCTTTATTACAGAGCATTACATTTCCAATAACTAACCCTGAAATTGATAACGCTGATCGTGATGCCCTCTTGGGAATATTTATGGGTCAGCCTATCAACCTTCAAGATTTACCAACAGCAATAGCTGGAGGAGAGTTTGAAGGATATGTTGAGGGCTGGAAATGGAGCACTCGATATAATGAATTATTTTTAACTATTAATCTTTCGCCAGTAAGTTTCAGTCAGGTCGCTATGCGATGGAATACTGTGCCTGTTGGCGAGGCTTGGAACACCCTATCCGCTATACTAACATGGGAAAATGCGACAATAGTCGCCTAAAGGAGAAGCATGGCAATTACTACTAATTATTCGTGGGTAACTCCCGACGACACCAGCCTTGTAAAAGATGGCGCAGCTGCGATCCGAACACTTGGAACTTCAGCTGATACAACAGTTAAAAATCTCAATCCAGAAACAACTCTCGGTGATATTGCTTATCGTTCATCATCGTCTAATGTGAAAACAAGATTGGGCATAGGATCAACTGGACAAGTATTAACAGTTGCGTCTGGTGTGCCATCATGGGCAAATGCTTCTGATCAAGTTCCTTTAACAACTAAAGGTGATATTTTTACATTTTCAACAATTGATGCCCGTCTTGGCGTTGGCACGAATGGACATGTTTTAACAGCCGATAGCGCAGAAGCCACAGGATTGAAATGGGCTACTGCTGGCGGCGGCGGTATGACTTTGTTGGGAACTACAACATTATCAAGCAGCAGCACAACCATAACAATTACGCCAACGGGTTATGTTGGATTGGTTTTCCTTTTGTCAGGTGTAACAGTTTCTGCTACTGCTTCTGACATTATATTTAAGCCAAATAATGACGCTGCTTTAACTAATTGGTGCAAATTGCATCAATATGCTACAACTTGTGATGTTGAAAGCCAACAAAATTCACGCTATCAAACAGGTTCTCCTGCAACAACTGGTGGCGCAAACTCTTACATGTTTGCAATTTATAATGTTGATACTGCTGCATTTAAACCCATACAGTTTTCAAATGTTCATTTTGATGATAGTAGTCGTCAAGCGTCTGAAAATGGTGGCGGTGGATACCGCAGCACTAGCACAGTTACATCAATGGTTATAGCAACTACAACTGGTGCAACTTTCAATTCTGGAACAGTTCTAACATATGGAGTTAAATAATGACTAAACCAATGATCAGAATACATAATTTAGAAACAAATGAAGTTATTGATCGCGAGATGAACGCTGCCGAATATAAACAACATGAGGCAGATTTAGCCCTAACAAAAGCAACTAAAGCCGAAGCCGAAGCAAAGGCAACAGCCAAATCTGAATTGCTCGCTAAGCTAGGCATTACTGAGGATGAAGCAAAACTCCTTCTCAACAAATGAAACCATTTTTATCCAAAGCAGCAGTGCAACTAAGAGAGCAGATCGATGATAGCTTCTCAAGCCGTTTGCGTTCAAGCGATGGGTGGATTGGCGATGATAAACATTCATTACGAAAGAGCGACCACAATCCCGATGTCGCGGATGGATCTTATTGCGTCAGAGCCGTTGATATTGACGCTCGGCTTTCTGACGACAAAGGGATTTCAACATATTTGGCAGATCAGATTAGACAATATGGGAAGGATTATGGGCGCATCAGTTATGTGATCCATCAAGAGAAAATTGCTTCGCCTTTACTTGGATGGCGTTGGCGTAAATATAAAGGGATCAATAAACACAATCATCATATTCATATCAGTTTTAAAAAAGATCAAGATCTCAATTCTGAGTTTTTTAATATTCCATTACTAGGAGGCAAAATATGAAACTATCAGCAAAACACAAATCAGCCATTAAGTCATATCTAAGAGCTGTTGCAGCTTCTGGAATAACTGTTGTATTAGCAATCGCTGGAGATATGCGCCCTGAGTATGCCATTTTGCTTGGTGCTATTATTGCTCCTATAATTAAGGCAATCGACCCAAAGGATTTTGATCTTGGAATTAATTCTAAAAAATGACACCGACAGAATGGGCTGGTTTCGCCGCCGCTATCTCCGCCGTATTAGTAAGTTTCTTTGCGGGTCTGCGTTATCTTATTAGAGGATGGCTTTGGACATTAACTCCAAATGCTGGTAGTTCCTTAGCTGACAGACTTGCAAGAATTGAAACACGCCAAGAGGAGTTAATCCGCTTTTTGCACAATCAGAAGTAGAATTGTGATATGGCGAACACACGAAAACCTATCAAACGCAAAAAGATCAATCGTCGCGTAGTTCGCCAATCTCCTGAACCATTAAGTAAAATTGATCAGCATTACACAGCTCTGCACGAATGTTATAAAGCAGCTCGCAAAGCAGGATTTACTCCTGAGCACGCATTTTGGCTCATGACCGAGCATAAGACTTTCCCTGATTGGATCGTAGGCGATGGAGGGATTATTCCTTCCATAGATCCAACCG